TGGCCGTAGAGCATCGCGATCCCGTTGCTCCCCGGCGCGGTCGTCCGCCGAAGGGTGCCAAGTGATCGAGACCGACGCCGATCTGCTGAACTTTCTGGTTCTCGACGACTTCGCCGAGAATGCGACCTATACGCCGTTGGCTGGCAGTCCGGTAACGATCCAAGGCATCTTTGACGCTCCGCAGGCAAGCCGCAACATCACTGAGATGATGGATGTGACCATCCCGGCCCCGCAGTTTGTCTGCCGCACGGTGGATGTCCCCAATGCAGCTGATGGCGATAGCATCTCGATCCGCTCGGTGTCCTATTATGTTCGGGTGGTCATTACCGACGGCACCGGCATTACCACCCTCATGCTGGAGAAGGCTTAATGGCCCACGTTCGCCAGCAGATTAGGGACCGCATCGCCACGCTGGTGACGGGCCTGCCGACCACTGGCGCGAGCGTGTACAAGATGCGGCGCTATGCGCTGGACGACAGCAAGATACCGGCGATCTGCGTTTACACCACCGATGAAAGCAGCGGGCTGATTACGGTCGGCACCCGGACCCTCCGCCGCGTTATTAATGCCGTGGTAGAGATTTACGCCAAGGGTGCCAGCGCAACTATCCATGACACCATTGATGGCATTTGCGTTTCGGCAGAAGAGGCCATCGCCGCAGACTTCAGCCTTAATGGTCTGGCCAAGTCCTGCATCCTGACCTCGACTGAAACTGACGTTAATGTCGATGGGCAGAACGGGATCGGTTCGGCGCGCTTGGTTTATGCCGTCGAATATGTTACAAGCATTGGCGATGTGGAGACTGCGCAATGAAGATGGTGCCCGTCTATAACGCCAATGGCGACAAGATTCTTGCTTGTGCCGATGCTGTGGAGTATTATCGCAGCATTGGTTGGGCGACTGAGGAACCGGCCAAGGAAAAACCGAAGGCCAAGGCCGCTAAGGAGACTGCATAATGGCTACTCATACTGGCAGTGAGGGCACCGTCAGGGTGGGTGCCAACGCTATCGCCGAGATCCGTTCGTATTCGGTTGAAGAGACCGCCGATACGGTCGAAGATACCTCGATGGGCGATACCTACCGGACCCATAAGACCACGCTGAAGGCGTGGACGGGCACCGTGGACGTTTTCTGGGATGAGACCGACACCAATGGTCAGGTCGCCTTGACGGTCGGCAGCCAAGTCACCGTTTCGTTCTTCCCCGAAGGCACTTCGGCTGGTCAGTCGGAAAAGTACCTGACTGGCGATGCCATCGTGACCGGCAAGACCGTTTCGGCCTCGTTTGACGGCATGGTTGAATCCACCATCACGCTTCAGGGCACTGGCGCTCTGACGCTGTCGACTCTGGCCTAAGAGGTAGATCATGGCAACGCATACTGGTAGCGAGGGCACTGTCCGGGTCGGCGCGAGCAACGACATCCTTGAGATCCGCTCGTACTCGGTCGAGGAAACTGCCGACACCGTTGAAGACACCTCGATGGGCGACAGCTATCGCACTCACAAGACGACCCTGAAGGCTTGGACCGGCACTGTCGATGTGTTCTGGGACGAAACCGACTCGACCGGCCAGGGCGCTCTGACTGTGGGCAGCGAAGTCACCGTTCGCTTTATGCCTGAGGGAACCGGCGGCGGCGATGCTTACCTTACCGGCAGCGCAATCGTCACCGGCAAAACCATCTCGGCGTCCTTTGATGGGATGGTCGAATCCACCATTACCTTGCAGGGAACCGGGGCGCTTACCACCACTACCGTCTAACAACTAAGGAGTTAATATGAGCATTGCACAGCGTATCGCGGCTCGCACGAGCCAGAAGCGTCATATCGAGGTCCCGCAGTGGGGTGAGCCGGGCACTCCTGAAAAGGTCTACTTCGGTCCCCTGCTTGCTGGCGAACTGAACCGCATCCAGCGCAAGCATCCCAGCTTTCTTCAGTCGGCTTCGTTTGAGGCGATGGTCGATCTAATCATTCTCAAGGCCGAGAATGGTCAGGGCGAGAAGCTTTTCACGCTTGAGGACAAGCCGGTTCTGATGCGGGAAGAGGTTTCGGTTATCTCCAGCGTTGCAGCCGAGATGATGTCTGGCACTAGCGTCGAGGAACACGAAAAAAACTAAAAGACGATCCGCTAAGGTACAATCTCGTTACCTTGGCGGATCGCCTCGGCAAAACCATCGCGGAGATTGAAGAAATCTCAATTTCAGAGTACAACGAGTGGGTCGCCTACTTCAAGGTAGAGGAAGAGAGACGGAAGCGTGGCCCAGCAAAACACTCTTGACTTCCTCATTGCCGCCCAGGTCACTGGGCAAGAGCAGATGGCGAAGCTCATTCGCGAGGTTGGCGCGCTTCGCGCAGAGACGGACAAGCTGCGCGAGGCAAATAAGGCGCTTTCAAGCTCAACGGATGCCGTAGTCCGTAACGGCGTCCGTTATAATAATGCCCTAGATGCTCAGTCCAAGGCCATGCGTCAGCAGCGGCAGGGTGCGCAGCAGCTTACGATGCAGATGAATGACTTCTTTACATCAGTAAGCACTGGCGCTAGTCCGGTTCAGGCATTTAACCAGCAAATCGGCCAAATTGGCTATGCCCTTACTCTTTTTGAGGGTAATGCTGGTAAAGTCGGTCGTTTGCTGAGCGGGCCGTTCGGGATTGCCCTGATGCTTGCCTCTGTGGCGCTTGGCAAGGTCGGCAAGGACTCCGATAGCGTCGGCGAGAAGTTTGACCGGCTTGGCGCAATCGGCGTCAGCGCGGGCAAGTCGATTGCTTCGAACTTTAATGAGATGCTGGCCCCAGCCATTAAGGCGCTTGGCCCAGTAATTCAGCTTGTTGAGGACATGATCCCGCACATAATGGAAGCCTTTGCCAATATGGCGAAGGGCGTCCTCGCAGTATTCAACCGTGTTGTGGGCGGCGTTGTCGGGCTAGTTACCGCCTCAATCATCGCAATTAAAAACTCGATCTCGGTCGTTCTTGATCTAGGCGTCGGCGTGGTCAATGCGTTTATTCGCTTGGTCAATATGGCGCTGGGCAACGTCGAGAACACGGTTAATTTCCTTGGCAATGGCGTCAACACCATGCTGGCCGCGCTCGGTGTATCCACTCGGGTCGCAGAGGTCAGGTTTGGCCGTCTTGAGGAAGTCACCAATAGGTGGGCAGGGTCTGCTGTAAAAACCGCCAATGAAGTTGGCGAGGCGTTTTTGAAGTCATTCCGCTCTGACCTCATCGATATTGATGAGATCATGGCTGGCGTGAAGATGAAGCCTAAGGCCAAGGATAAGGAAAAAGGCGGCGGCGGAAAGGGCAAGTCCGAAAAGCGGGAGGAAGACCTCTCGAATGTCAATCTAATCGAGCGTAACCAAGCGTCGATTGCCGCGATCCTGAAAAAGGGCCAGGATGCTTGGCAGGAGTATTGGGACAAGGCTTCTGGCATTGCGGGCCATGCCATGGAAAAGGTGGTTGAGATTACCGCCATGGCGACCGCTTCGGTCAACACCCTTGGCGATCAGATGTCGCAGACATGGCTCAGTCGATATGAAGAAATTCAGCGGTCCTTCACCTCTATTGGTGAGGCAGTTTCCAATTCTTTCCAAGGTATGCTCACCGGAGCCATGTCGTGGAAGGACGGCATGAAGGGCATCATTAATGCCGTCATCAACGAACTGTGGCGACTGTTTGTCGTGCAGCAGATTGTCGGCATGATTACTGGTGGTCTGAACAATCTGTTTGGCTTTGGTGGCGGTGCCGCCTCTGGCATGCCTTCCATGTATGGTGCCGCCACTGCCGTGGGCAGCCAGTTGTCTGGCTCGACGCAGTTCTTTGGAACCTCTGTGCCAAAGTTCGCCAACGGCACCCAGAACGCCCCCGGCGGCATGGCATGGGTCGGCGAGCGCGGGCCAGAACTGGTTAATCTACCGCGTGGTAGCCAAGTCATTCCGGCCCACCGCGCTCAGAGCATGGGTGGCGGCGGTGTCACCATCAACGTAGATGCTCGCGGCAGTGCTGATCCGGCTGCGGTGCGCGCTCAGGTCCAGCAGGGCATCATTGAGGCCGCGCCCTCGATCATTGCCGCTGCCGAAGCCCGCACGGTTCAGGGGCTGCGTAGGCCGCGTCTCGGAGGGGCAATCAAGTGACAACTATTACCTTCCCGTCTAGCCCTAAGCCCCAGACCATGATGTGGAAGCTGGTGCAGCCTTCCCAGAACAATGTGTCTAGCTGGACGGGCAAGCGCCAAGTACTGGCCTCAAACCGTGGCTGGTGGGAATGCGAGATCACCATGCCGCCGATTGTCGGCGAGGCAAATGCCCGGCAGTGGCTCTCTTTTGCGGCGCTGGCTGCTGGCTCGGCCAATGACTTCCGCATTCCGGTTAGCCCCACTGAGCAGGCCAGCAATTGGCCCAATCCCTCACCGGAACTGCTGCTCGACTTCCTCGGTGGTGCCTACTATGTCGGCGATACGCCCAGCGTAAATGGTGCCAACCAGACGGGGCGCTCGCTGATTACTGACGGATGGGTGCCATCTACGACCATCCTCTATGCTGGGCAGTACGTCACCATCAATGACCAGTTGCTGCAACTGACGGCTGACATAACGTCTGATGCGGCTGGGCAGGCGACCATCCAGTTTGCTCCGGCACTTCGGGCAGCGCCCGCAGACGACGCGCCCATTGAGTTCCGCAACCCCTATGCGCTTATGTATAGTGTTGAGGACTTCTCACACTCTATTGAGCCGGGCATGGTCTACAGCATGTCCTTCAGCTTGCGCGAGTCGTTCTAATGGTTGACGCCACAACTCAGGCGGCGCTTGAGGCGTCTGTCCTACATTGGCGCGTTCTGCTCTACGCCGACATTGACGGCGACACGCTGCGGGCGACGAGCGGGCTATACGATAAGGTGATCTCGGCATCCGGTGATAGCGAACTGGATGGCACCTACGAATCCTACAGCCACCAGATCATTGAGGTTGGGCCTGTCAAGCATAACGAGACAGGCTCGGATACCGTGACGATCTCCATGAACGGCCTGCTGGTCAATCTGGAGCAGATCCTTGACCGGGATGGCGACGCTATTCTGACCCGCGAGGCTGAAAACATCTTTGTTCGCACTTCTGATCTGCTGAATACCATTGGCGACAAGACCCGCTGGCAGGGCCGCACTGCCCGGCTGTGGTTCTACTGTGTGGACGAGAATGAGGCCCAAGTCGGTTCGATCATTCCGTATTACACCGGGTACATGAACGATATTGTCATCGCTGGATCGCCCGATCAGCAGCGCATCATGCTGACGATTGAGAACTATCTGGCTTCGCTCGCTGGAGCGCCCAATAAGACCTACATGATGCAGAGCCTGTTCGACAGCGGCGACCTGAGCGCCAACGCCACCTTGGGCGCTGCCAATGGCATCGGCGGCGGCGGCTCCACTGGCTATGGTGGTTCAGGTGGCGGTATGAACGGCGGCAACCCTGATGTGAGACAGGTATGAGGCTTTCTAACTGGGAAGAGCGGCTGGCAGAGTATGTCTCTTGTAAGAGACACGAGCCGTTCGCCTATGGCATGAATGATTGCTGCACGTTTACCGGAGGGGCGGTTGAAGCCGTCACTGGGGTTGATGCAATGGCCGAGTTTCGCGGGGCCTATAATAGTCTGGCATCCAGTGTCCGCGCCTTGAAGGAGATCGGAAATGGCGATCTGGAAGCCACTATTGACGCCAAGTTTCCGATTATTGGTATTGGCCACGCTCAAAGGGGCGACATTGCTTTCTTTGATGGCTCTATTGGTGTAGTAATGGGATCGTTCGCGTGGTTCGTCTCCGACGATGGATTGGAGAGGGTGCCGCGCTCGATGTGGGACAAGGCATGGAGCGTCGGGCGTGGGTAAGGTTCTGAAATTGATTGGCTCCGTGGTTGCTGCCGTTGTTGGCTTTGCCATCGGCGGTCCTCTTGGTGCGGCATTGTTCGCTATCGGGGCCAGCACGGCGCTGTCTACTGCTCAGCAGATCATCTTTGGCTCACCGCAGCTTCCCAAGTCCCAGCTATCCCGCCTGAACGTCACGCTGGACACCACCACGCCGCGTAAAGCGGTGCTTGGCACTACGGCGATGAATTTGGACCTTCGCTATCATGAAGCGAGCGGCACCAATCAGGAATACATCGATTACATTATCGCGGTGGCCGCTCACAAGGTGAAGTCCATCGACGAAATCTGGTTTGAAGAAAAGCAGGCTTGGACTGTCGGCGGCGGCGTGACTGCCACCTATTCTGGCTATCTGACTGTGGCCGTTCGCACTGAGGGTACGGCTGGCAACACTATTTCCATCAACGGCGGCTCCAAGTGGGGTTCATCCACCCGCCTGACCGGCTGCGCCTATGTCCATATCCGCATCAAGCGCACTGGCGCTAACTCCAAGACCGAAAGCCCGCTGGTCAATGGCATGCCGAGCCGCGTCACCATCATTGGCGATGGCGCGCTGCTTTATGACCCGCGCCTTGATAGCACCGTGCCGGGCGGCTCTGGGGCGCATCGGGCCAACGATCAGGCGACTTGGGGAACCTACACGGCTGCCGACGATACCGATAACCCGGCGCTGCAACTGCTATGGTGGCTGCTGGGCTGGAAGATCAACGACCGCCTCTCTGTCGGCTGTGGTGTGCCACCTGAGCGCATCGATCTCGAATCTTTCATCACTGCGGCCAACATCTGCGATGAGACTGTGAGCCTTGCGACTGGCGGGACGCAGAAGCGTTATCGGACCTCTGGCACAGCCTCGGACGCTGACGACCGTATGAGCGTCATCAATACGTTCCTGGCCTGCATGAACGGGACGCTGCGGGACAGCAATGGCAAGCTCAGCCTTGAGGTCATCAAGAACGATCTGGCCGACTATGTGCTGGACTTTGACGACAACGATATTCTCGGCGACTTTGAGTGGAACCAGACGCGCGGCCTGACCGACACCTATAACAAGGCGCGCGGTCGGTTTGTGGATCCGTCCGCCAGCAGCCTCTACCAGCTTGTTGACTATCCCGAGGTTGGCTTTGATAGCCCGGACGGAATCGAGCGCGTCATGACGCTGGAACTGCCCTATGTTGAGGACGGTCGCCGGGCACAGCGTATCGCCAAGCAAGTGCTACAGCGCAACCAGTACCGTGGCCTGTTCTCGGCGGTGTTTACGGCCAAGGCGCAGGGCTGCGTGGTCGGCGATGTGGTTCGCCTGACCTTCCCGGCGCTGGGCTGGTCTGAAAAGCTGTTCCGGGTGGTTAGCCAAGAGATCCGCTTTGACGGTCAGGTGCCGCTATCGCTGATCGAAGAAAGCGCCGAGATCTACAAGTGGGATGCCGAGGATAGCGCCCCGGTGACGCCGACGGCTCCGACGGTTTACGATCCGCTGAACAATCCGTTCATTCTCGGCACTCTTCAGGCGTCGAGCCGCCATGAACCGGCGGATGCCAGCACCGTCTTCACGGCCAATTATCAGGGCACTCTTGATAGCGGCCAGTTGCCGCGCACGATCCAATTCAAGCGGTTCTACGGCACCACGGATGTATCGTCTTCGGCAACGTGGACCGTGGTTGCTCAGTCGGGCATCAGCGGCGGCACCGTCACGATTGCCAATGGCATCGTCACTATTCCGTCCGGGGTTACGATCAACTCCTCGGCTGAAATTGAGATCAAGTCTGCCTATCAGGGCTTTGATGTAACCAGCCGCATTGCCGTCATCCGTCAGGATGCCGCCCCGCCCAGCACCGGATCCGGTGGCGGAACCACGGTGAACGATTCCACGTTCAACAGTGTGTCTGGGACAACCCTGACCGCCATCTCGGACATCATGACTGTCAAGACCGGCTCGGCTGGGACTATTACGTTCTCGGCACCGCTAACCATCAATGCCACGGCGGAATCACCAGACGGCAGCTTTGGTGCCATTGGTCGCTGGAAGTACCGCACGGTCGGCGGCAGCTTCAACGATGCTGGAACCCAAGCCGACGATAGCTACCCGGTGGTCGTGATTTACGATGACGAATTTGGCATCTATCGCGTTCAGTTCGGCGGCGGCTATATCAGCATCGGCGCAACCGTGACCGGCCTTAGTGCCAACACGGACTACGAGGTGCAACTGTACGCTGCCCGCGATAGCTCATCGCCAGCAAGAAGCATCAGCTTTAGCGGAACTGCTTCCGCTACCGGCTCGTAAATGCTATAGGAGACGTTATGGCCTATATTTACAACCTGACTGATACTTGGAACGCCGGGGGCACGACCTTCTACGGCATTCGGATTAATGTAACCAACACCGCCTCGGCCTCTGGATCGCGCTTGCTCAGCCTTCAGGTTGCTGGCTCCGAGGTTTTTGGGGTGGCTGCAACCGGCCAGACCGGCCTCGGCACCGCTTCGCCAAATGCGTCGGCTATGCTGGATATTACTTCGACTACGAGGGGCTTTCTGCCTCCGCGCATGACAACTGCGCAGCGAGATGCTATATCTAGCCCCGCAGATGGTCTGATTCTGTACAACTCGACTACGAACAAATTGCAAGTTCGGGCCGCGAGTTCTTGGGTCGATCTGCACTAAAGGGGGCGGCTATGTTTCGTTGCATTTACGACGATTGTGACAGCGAAACCAAGCCGCTTGCTGCCGTCAAGCCAGTACTTGACATTACCATTGTAGTTGTTTCTACTACCATTATGGCGACAATGGTGGTATCATGAACAACGGCGACATCTGGAAGCACATTCCCGAAGGCGTCAAGCATCTGTTCGATGCGCTGTCGTTCGGGACTATGCTGGGGGCGCTCTTCCAGATGCTACCTAACATTGCCGCCCTTATCACCATCATTTGGACCACCATTCGGATATTCGAGACCCGGACGGTTCAGGGATGGCTTGGACGGAGCAAAGCCGATGGCGAAGGGAAACTTTGACGCCTGCTTGAAGGTTATCCTTCATCACGAAGGTGGGTATATCCATCACCCCGCCGATCCCGGCGGACGTACCAATCTCGGCGTTACCCAGCGGGTCTACGAGGAGTGGGTCGGCCACCCCGTAACTGAGGCCATCATGCGTGGGCTGACTGTCAGCCACGTTCGCGCGCTCTACAAAGCCAAATACTGGGATAAGGTCCAATGCGAGGCGCTTCCCGCCGGGCTGGATCTTTGTGTGCTCGACTTCTCGGTCAATGCCGGGACCGGTCGCGGGGCTAAATTCCTCCAGCGCCTCGTTGGCGCAGGGGATGATGGGATCATTGGTCCCCGCACCCTGTCGCTGGTCGAGCAGACTGTTCGCGGGCGCGGCGTAGACCACTGCATCATGGCTTATCAGGATGCGCGCCGGGACTACTACCGGAGGCTGAACACCTTCACCACGTTTGGTCGCGGCTGGTTGCGCCGCGTGGCGGAGGTCGAAGACTCGGCCATCAAGATGATTGCCCCAGCACTGCGCGGTGGCGCATGAAGCTGCCGAGCATTATGTCGCCTGACGGGCGACGGGCTTGGGCCTTCGCTGCGATCTGCGGCGGCTGCATGGTCTTCACCCTGTTCGCCGCTGTTGGCGTCTACATTCTCCGTAACGACGCCAAGCTGGCGTTCTGGCTGGCGCTGGCCGCTCACCTCCAGATCCTTGTTGGCATGACTGCCCTCGGCTGGGTGCTGGGACGGCGTATGCAGATCGAGGCCGGTAAAGACGGTGCCAAGATCAACGATCACGGCGGAGAGGACCAATGATGCCCCTATTTGCCGGTCTGGACGCCGCTGTGGCCTTTGCGCGCCGTTTCCGTGTCCTCATAGTCGCCGCGCCTTTTATCGCGCTCAGCGCCTTTCTCTGGGTCAAGCTGTACGGCTTCCTGTGGTGGGACGGCGCGATTGAGCAGCGCGACAAGGCCCGTGCCGCCGTGGCCATGTGCCAAGAGGCTGGCCAGCGTAACCTTGCCGAGCAGATCCGCCAGCGTGATCGAGAAAAGGCTATTTATCAATCAAACTACGAGAAGGCGAAACAGATCCATGCCGAGCAACTGGAAGCGGCCCACGATGGCCTTGATCGCTTTATTGAGCGCAACCGCCTGCACCAAAACGGTCTACGTGGCGGCTCCTCCGGTGGAGCGGGCCAAGATCAAGGTGCCGGAACACGCCAAGAAGTGCCCGGCGGTGCCATCCTGGTATCCGAAACCGACTTGCGCATCTGCACCGACCGCACCGCAGACGCAGTAGCCACGTTTGAGTACTTTGAGGGACTTCGGAAAGACGGTCTAGCCGAATAATTCAGCAATAGGAGTAGAGAGTATGCCGACCCCACCGCTTGACGATAAGACTATGCTTGAGGCTCTGCGCCTCGTCCACCAGCATGGCACTGTGTCTGAAGCCGCCAAGGCGATGAATATGCCCCGCCCCACGCTTCAGGCCCGCGTTAACTCTGCCCGGCATCGGTTCCCTGATTGGCGACCGGACGAGGTGGCCGCAGAGGCCCTGCCGCCGAAAGACCTGTCGTTCGAAGAGCGGCTGGAGATGATGAAGCGCCGCAATGCCATGCGGATCACTCATCAAGCCGCCAAGGATTGGCAGCGGGTCCATATCCCGGTCGAGGGGCCGTATGCGCTCTGTTGGTTCGGCGATCCTCACCTGGACGATCCCTATTGCGATCTTGACGCTGTGGAGCGCCATGCGCGCATCTGCGCTGAAACCGAGGGCATGTTCGGCGTCAATGGCGGCGACAGCATCAACAACTGGGTCGGGCGGCTTAAGGCGCTTTATGCCGAGCAGTCGGCCACTGCCGAAGAGGGCTGGGAACTGGTCGATTGGCTGCTTAACAATCTCGGTGTCCGGTGGGCCGCGTGGATCCTTGGCAACCACGATGCGTGGGAAATGGGATTCCGCATCTTTGAGAAGATGAACACCAACCGCGTCCTGATGCGCGATTGGGAAGCCAAACTGACCTTTGTTTCGCCCTGTGGTGGCGAGTGCAAGGCATGGGTCCGCCATGATTTCAAAGGCCAGTCGATCTACAACGAACTGCACGGCCAGAAGCGCGCTGCTATGTTCTCTGGCGGCGTGGCTGACATCTATGCCGCCTTCCACCGCCATACCTTCGGCGTGAGCCAGCATGAGCTTGAGAACGGCAAGGACGCCACCCTGATCCGTGCCCGTGGCTACAAGGCCAGCGACCACTATGCCATGCTTCATGGCTTCCATGAGCAGAAGACCGGGCAATCGGTCGTAACCGTTGTGGAGCCGCGTGAAGGCGCTCAACCCAAGATCACCGTGTTCCGCGATGTCGAGGACGGTGCCGGGTTCCTGACCTATAAGAGGAGTAAGATGTGATGGGATATGATCCAAAAGAAAACGCCGATAGCGATGCCCGGCTGAACGATCAGAAGGCCGCTATCGACGCAAGGATTGCTGAGCTAGTTGCCCGGCGTGACCAGATCAATCTGGCTCTTCATCATAATATGCTGGAACGTCACTCTGAAGGATGACACGGATCTCGTAGGTTGCGCCCTTCATTTCCAGACCAAATCGCGCATAACAGTCTGGCATGAAGAGGCGCAACTTATCGGCGTTTTCCAGAATCCTCTTGCCCAGATAGAGGGCGAGTTCGTCGTTGGTCATTATTTTTCCTCCCAAAATTATGGCATCCTATTCGTAAAAGGGTAGAGGAGTAGCGGGCTTCCACCGCTTGCCAGTTCACCAGCGCCGGATCGCCTCGGCTGCAAGGTGGACTGTCTACCGCTTGCGAGGCGGTTAGTGCTGCTCTGGCGCTCGACCGGGCAAGCCCAATCCTTATCCAGCTTATGAAGCATTGCAGATTGTTTTTTATACCATATTCAGGAGGTGGCTGTCAATTTCGCCGGTCATTGCGCGGCTCCTGTTGCATACCTGTAAATCCGCGTCATGGCGTATAGGTCAAGCATGGCGTCGGTCTTGTCCTGCTCGCCAGTTGCGCTTTCATAAGCCTCGCGCGTCCACTGGATGTGGTTTGCCAGCCAAGCCGCGATGATCTGGTCGCCCAGTTCGTTGTCTACCTTCAATGTAATTTGGGAGAGGCGGTCCTGATTTGCAGGGTTGTCGTATAACTCATCAGCACTAAGCGCGATCAGTTCGTCCATCGCTTTCTTCCTCGCTATCAGCCCGCAGGTGCATTCCCACGGATACTGGTCAACGTGCCAGTCGCAGTCCGAAGCGTGTGTGCTTTTATCGGTCATTGCTTGCCTCCCAAATCCCCGGCTTCTGACTTCCAATCGCCAAGTGCGGCGCGAGCGATTTTGGCACTGCTGTTG